AACCGAGTCTTACATAAAAGATCTATAAAACAGCTACTTAACTAGAGCTAACTGGCTCTGTTATAAACCCTTTAATGAACCCTCAACCTGAGGGATCATGGGCTGGTACTGGTACTAACCCCTGACCATCTACCAGCCCACACTTTATCCCTAGTAATACTCACCAGATACCCTTGAGATATAGCTCGGCAACTCTAGCTCATACTTGACTAGACTCTTACCATATTTCCTTGTTGCCCTAGAGGATTGCTTCTTCCAATATCGTAGAGAACTACGCTTACTGGCATTGTTCTCCGACTTCTCCATATTGGTTTCCCTTAGTTGCCTATGGTATTCGTTCTCTATTGCTTGTATCTTCATGAGATTACCTTGCTCTGGAACCATTGTCGTGCCAGATTACTTGCTTGATGAACCATGCTCTGTCTAAGCTTCCTCCCAGTCTACTTAAATCTAGCTCTGGGATATAGGTTCGGGTTAACTCTAAGTTGTGACGTATAGCTTCACTTGCTATGCTTGTCTCCTTCTTCTTAGCCTTCATGTTACTCCTTGTGTTGATGGTTAATGTTACTTGATTAAGTATGGTAACAAAGCAATCATTGCTCCAAACCATATTGTGAATGTTACTAACAACGCTACGTTCAGTAGCACTAGCTTGTTATACATATTCAGGCTCCGTCTTCATGGTTTATCATCGCTAGTATAAGCACTTGTTATACTAACGTATTCTGCACTATTGCATACTACCTGCTGAAGGTTGAATCCAGTAGGCATAAAAAAAACCCCCTGCAGATCGTTAGATCCACAAGGGGCTTTGGGTTATGCTACTTGGCGTTTATGCCAAGCCCGAAGTTCCTTGGACTTCTTGTTGCCAACGAACTCCTTGACCGAAGGTTGCTTGTGCAGTATACCCCATGTGAGCATACAGCACCGAAGGTTGGCCTTGCCAAACTTCTCCCGACTAGCTGAAGCTAGCTCAGAGCCTTCGTAGTCTTCGTAGTGCTCTGCAAGACCATCGAGAAGCTCCGCTTTACAAGCTAGCTTCTCAGCCTTCGGCTTGACTGCCTTGGCAGTCTGCTTCGGCTTGTCAGCTTCGCTGAGGAAAGCCATGATGGTTCGCTTCGTAGCCTTCTCGATGATTTTATCGAGTTGAGCTTCGGTTACGTATCTAGACATATCTCACTCCTGTATGTGTGAGTTGTTCGGCATCCACACCCGCACTGTGTGTGCGTGTATGTGCCTGAAATTCCAGAATGTTCTGCCGGAATCTCTACTTTCATTCTATCAGATTTTTTTCTGGGAAGTGGCTCGATTGCCCCGAAGCACTTTTCCAGATCCATCCACTCCATCCGACCTAAATAAAAGTGATCGTGGGAAAAAAGCCCCCCCTACAGGCGACCAACCGCCCGTACATATATATATATGGGACTCCTACTCTCTTACAGTTCCCCATAAGGTACCCTATAAGGTACCCTACTACCCCCCCCTTCCAAAAACCCAAATCATATAAGTTACATACCTCCCCCATAAAAATAATACTTGACATCCTGTAATAGCTGTTGTATACTGGGGTTTGAACGTAGTAACAGGGGGTAATCATGAGTACATTTGACCGAATATGGGACAGGTTTTATCCTATAGCCGTATTTATAATATTCTCAGGTTTAATTCCATTAATGGTATGGAGCTTTTTTTCTCGTCACACGACATATCGGGAGAAATACAGCAGGCCGTCATCATATGAGATAGCAATATCAGAGGACAGGGCGATGCTTGCAAGGGTAACTGAGAAGCAGAAGCTTAAGGAGTACCATCCAATACAAGAAAAGGAAGACCCACTTCCTCCCCAGATATACGACCCCGGAGACGGCAACTTCAACATCCCACTTCAACAGCTATTAGAAGGAAATCATGGACGATTATTATAATGGCCCACTTCAACAGGCAGGCATATGATGCTTGCGACAATAAAGCAAAGACAGCAGTAAGGGCATACCTAGATTCCAAGGGTATATTCACGAATGTATATGAGGATTATGGCCCTGATATACAATCTTGGCTCAATATCTACCATGAGGTGGAGATTAAAACGTCTTGGGAGGATGAGTGGCCTACTATGTGGAGTACTGTTCACGTCCCATATAGGAAGAAGAAGTATTTAGATGGTGGCAAGAAGGTAATGTTTTGGGTATTAAACAAGGATTGCACTCAAGCTTGGCACATAGATGGCAAGCACATGAAGGAGGAGCATGTCAGGAACATACCTAATAGTAGGTATCCTGACGGGGAGGATTTTTATGACATCCCCATTTCACTATGTCAACTAATAGAGGTAACAAATGGAACAACCAAAACTCCGGTTTATACGGAAACCTGAAGTTAAGTTACGTACAGGGTTAAAGAACACTGCACTATGGGAAGCAATGAAAGATGGTAAATTTCCTAAAAGTGTAAGATTAAGCGAAGATAACGTAAGTAATGCTTTTGGCAAGGGAAGATATTGCGGAGCAGTTGCATGGGTTGAGTCTGAAGTAGATCAATGGATAAAATCAAAGATGGATAAACGAAACTAAAGAAGTGATAGAACTTTTCATATGGAGGCACAGTATATACATTGTCATTATATGGACAATAATAGAGCACTGGGGTCAGCCACATGGATTTTAAAAGTAACTGAGAAAAATAATGATTAAAATCAATATACCATTGACAGAGAGCGAATTATTCAATTTAATGAAAGGTGGTATATATGAATGGGAGGAGGTTCCCCATAAGAAGGATAAGGAGATCCGAGTGGATATAAAGGTATATGGAGAAGGTGGAGATAATTTATTCAAGGAACTATTCGAAGAACATCCCACAGATGATACCTACAAGCTTGGAGACACAAAATAGATGCGACTACTGTGGTATGGGTACTGTAGCAGTGAGGGTACATGGGCATGAGCAATGTATCAACTGCGGTACAAATGTGGAACCATGTTGTAATGGAGCAAGCTATGAGATCATTTCCTATTGGTAGGAAGTACAATTGTGAAGAAGAGTGGTGGCATATGGGTGCATCCAAACTAAGCCAGAAGCAGAGGGATCAATGGAAATCCTATGTATCTACGAAATTGGATAAGGAGACATGGGTTGAGCAGGTTAATGAACAGGGTAAGATATTTGTGGACAAGTATCTTCATACGCAATGCGAGTTTATTAGGGTAGTATTAAAAGATGCGGAAACCAGTAAAGAGAAGAGGAAACAGTAACGCCACCAAGGTAACAACCGGATCTAAGCATGAAGCCAAGCATCACAGGGAAGTAATGAAGGCTGCAGTAAGGGTTGATTATGAAGCTGGAATACTTACACGATCACAGTTATGTGACAAGTATGGATTTTGGCAGAGCACACTCACCAAGTATATCAATGCAGGAGACTGGAAGTATGCATCTAGGAGGGAGGAAGCCCTCACGACTATGCATACAAGGATGATCCAGAAGTATGCAGACGATAGGGCAAATATTTCCCACCAGCACCTAGACGAATTAAACAATTTAAAGGAAAAAGTACTTAATTCAAAGGACACCAGCGAATTAAATATCTGGTCTGCCAAGGCAGATACTGTGATGAAGATCATCCGCAGTGAAAGGATAGCACTGGCAATGCCGAATGAGTACAAGTATATAGAACAGAAGAATGAGAACGTATATAGGGTAGAAGATGCCCTTAAGGAACTAAATGTGCAGATGCATGGTGATATAATTGAGGGGGAAATTATTGCCGAGCCAAGTATCATCACCTCCTCACTAGAGATAATCAACGATGGGAAAAGGAAAGAGGAAGAAAACAGTAAAGGAACAGAAGCTGGAAAGTGATTCCATTATGGATTCACGGAGACAGTTGGCACTGATGTTAGGGTGTGCTGCTGCTTCGTGGAAGTCTGGTATTTCTTTTCAGGAGTTAATGATGGAAGCTCATAAAGCTGATACTACCCCTGAGACATTTTGGCTTGAGATAGCAGATACAGTTGGAACCATGATTTATATGCTGGAAAGCAAAGAGATAAAGGTGTGAAGACTAAAACTTGTTTTATATGTAAGAATGAACTTCCACAAAGGAGGACAAGATTTTGTTCAAGTGCATGTTCAAATTACCATGATAGTATAAAAAGGAAGCAGAATACTTTAAGACTAAGTTCATTACTTACTCCAAGAAAATGCATTAACTGTGGAGATATGTTTCCACCTAAGACAAGTCGTCACTCATGTTGTAGTACTGTATGCTGGGATATACTAGCTGCAGAACGTGCAAAGATAAAACGGATAGAGACCCGGGCAGAAAATGCTGGTAAGGTTGTTAAGGGTGCAGGTAACAGGTCTAGGAAAATTGGACAGTATAGTAAACCTACAGCTATTAATATACCTAAAACACTTGTAGACACTGCTAATTTTACTAGGGCAAATACAAAGGAAAGACTTGAGTTACAGTCCAAGGTAGAGGAATACCTTGCCGGTGGAGGAAAGATCATGAAGTATGGTGCACAGCCAGCTATAAAAAATGATGACAGTATAACTACGTGGGAAATATCTAGTGAAGAACAAGATATAGCAATAGAAAAATATAGAGTTATAAATGCATATAATGGGAATTGACCCCGGTTTTTCAGGGGCACTAGCAGTTTTAGATCAAAACTTAAAAATAGAATTTGTAATGGATATGCCTATTATTATGGTAGGTAAGAAGCGAGAACTTGATGAAGCTAAGCTAGCAACTATATTTAGCAGGTGGCGATTTCAGCCTATGAGTATAGGGATAGAGAAGAGCCAGACAATGCCTAAGCAGGGTATAGTTTCTACTGGTAGATACATGGCTTCATATGGTTTCCTTCGTGGATTATGTGTGGGTAATGGAATACCCTATCATTTAATTCAGCCTCAGTCATGGAAGAAGGCTATGATGCCTGATATGGGCAGGGAGAAGGGTGCGTCTATACAGAAGGTTACGCAGCTTTATCCAGATTTATCACTTACAAGAGTTAAAGATCATGGGATTGCTGATGCCGTACTCATTGCAAGATATTTAAAATTAAATATATTGAATGGCACAACAATCTCCAAGGATGGATGATAAGGAGGCGATGCAGGAGCTGATGGATCGGCTTCAGGATCACGATACTTATTTTCAGTACTGCTTAAAGATTCAGGAACTAGGTACAAAGAAGCTTATTCCCTTTGTAATGAATCCTGTGCAGAAGATCTTGCATGGAATAGCACAGAAGCAGTTAGAGGAAAAGGAACATGTAAGGATAATTGTCTTGAAGGCAAGGCGATTTGGTATATCCACTTATGTTCAGGCACGTATGTTCAAACGTGCAGCCACCCAGTTTAATCAGTTAGTGCACATCTGCACACATTCCAAGAATACAACTTCAGAAATGTTTGCCATGACGAAAGTTATGGAACAGAACTATCCCGGTTTTATTAAACCACTGTCACATTACTCAGGGAAGCAGGAACTTACATGGGGTTCCAGTGACGGAAGGGGTCTAAACTCTAGGTATGGTATGTCTACTGTAGAAGGCTCTGAGGTAGTCGGTGCGGGAATTGATATGCTTCATTGTTCCGAGGTCGCCCGTTGGGGTAGTCGTGCCCGTGAATATGCAACTGGTATGATGAACTGTGTTGTACAGGGATATGGAACAGAGATATGGATGGAGAGTACTGCAAAGGGAGTTGGTAATTATTTTGAAAAAGAATGGTGGAGGGCAGATAAGGATGCAAGTGGGCTTAAGACTGTATTCTTTCCTTGGTTTGTGTTTGAAGAATATAAAACTGAATTGAGTGAGGAGGAACTCAAGGATGATTCATTTAAAAATTCATTAGGTATAAATCCTGTATATGGAGGAGATGAGGAAAGAAATCTTCTGGGTGTAGAAACATCTTATGAAACAGATGATGATCCATATGAATTTAAGGTAACACTTGAGAATTTGAAGTGGCGTAGGAATAAAATTATCTCACCGGAGTGTCAGGGGGATCTGAATGTATTTCATCAGGAATATCCTACTACTGCGAGAGAAGCTTTTGTGGCATCAGGTAGGAGTGCATTTGATTCAGTAACCTTGACTAAGATGTGGTTTGAAGCAGAGGAAAGGGAAAGGGACTTTCCACCCAAGCGTTTTGATGTTCCTGTTAATGGATTCCAGAATATAGGTGGTGTAGAAAAGATGAGGTATTTCATGGATCAGAGTCAAGATGGAGAGTTTGTTGTGTTTAATCCACCTCAGGATGGAAGGCATTACAGGATAGGAGTTGATGTTGCAGAGGGTATAATGACTGAAACTGGTCATACGGATTATTCTGTAGTCACAGTCTTGGACGCAGAAACATATGAGGAGTGTGGCACATGGTGTGCACGTATAGATCCAGACCTCCTTGCATGGATAATAGTTACTATAGGTATATGGTACAACCATGCACTTGTTGCAGTGGAAAATAACAATCATGGTTTATTAACCTTGAAGTTTTTATCATCAATCCATCAGTATGACAATATATACATAGAGAAGGCTCTCGATGAACGTGGGCAACGACAGAAGAAACGTCTGGGGTTTAATACAAACATTAAAACAAGGAAGTTAATACTTGATTTGTTGCGTAGGCTTATACGTGAGGAGCAGATAGAAATATTTTCTAAAGCTACAATAGACGAGTTGCAGACATTCGTCATACATAACAGTGGTAAGGAAGCAGCACAGCATGGATGTCATGATGATAGGGTTATGTCATTGGCTATTGCTGGATATATGTGCTATATGCATCCTCATATACCGGGGCCACCGATCCAGATTCAACCTAAATCTCAACGAAGAGAATACTATGTGAGGGCATAATGGGGGTGGAAAAGATATGTGAGCAGTGTGGAGTTGAATATACTCCAAATGTTAACCAATATAAAAGGCAGAGATATTGTACTAGGAGTTGTAAGGAAAAACGTAGATGGGAAAAGCAGATAATATCAGGGGATATAAGGCATAAGAAGGGTGGTTATAACAGGTCAACTTATATTACAAAGTGGATGGAAGCTAGGTTGTCTGATAATACAGCACCATGTCATTACTGTAAAATAAGGTTAACGCCAGATGATTTTGTACTGGATCATAAGATTCCTGTAACAAAGCTTAGTACCAAGGCTGAAATGATTGAGGAATCTAATCTTGTGGTTGCATGCCGCAAGTGCAATCAGGCTAAGGGGAGTATAGGTTATGATGAGTTCTTGGAGCATATAAGGGAAGGTTAATAAATATTTATATTGACGGATGTTTTCCTGCATTTTAGTCTGATAATGAGTAAATGTCAGAAAAAAGATGCTCAGATCTCTGTGTATTGCATTAGAATACTGTTGTGCATACTATGACACCCCCCGAAAATCCTATGAAATACGGATATAAGAAACCCAGCAGAAATAGTCCAACTCCTGTTTACAAACGTAAAGTCGTAAGGAAGCAAAATAGAAAAAGGTAACTATGGCAAGTAAGATAAAGCAAAAGAAGTTCTCAAGAACTGCTACTGAAACGAATGCCGACATTCTGGAAAGAATAGGAGGATCTGGTGGAGCAGCTTATAGGTCATCAAGAAGTAAAAGACCAAATATAATTAAATTACAGAAACAATCTACTACACTTAAAACTAAAGCTGCAAGAATGCTTGAGGCTAAAAAAGCTAAAAGCTCAAAGAAAACAAATGTAGCTGGAAGAGCAGGTATAGTGGCAAAGAAAGCGGTTAAGGTAGGAGCTGCGGCTGGGTTAGTAGCAGTAGGTTATGGAGCCAACCAATGGATTAATCAGAAGCCAGAAAAGAAAAAATAAGGTAACTATGTCAGGAACCAGAAGATCTCGGAAGCAACCAACTGTAATAAGCAAACAAAGAAGATCGACTACGACCCCAAGGGTACAGAGTGACGTACTAAAAAAGTATTTAAAAAGTCAGAAGCTCTGGAAGGCAGCAGAAGTTGAAAGGAAGAAGAAGCTCGTTGCTGAGAAGAAAAGGAAGGAACTGGCAAGGAAAAGAGTAGCCTTAATGACAGCCGCAAAAAAGAAGGGTGTAAAACTTAGGACAGATTATACAGCACTTTATCGAAATAAAGGGTAACTATGGGTACAGTAAAAAAAATTAAACGGATTTTCCAGAGGAAAGTACCTACTGTAGACATGAAGCTTGCAGAACAAGCAGTAATCAAAGCAAGACGAGAAACAAAAAAAGCAGAACAGATAACAAAGGAAATTGAAAGAAAGTATGCTGAGTTAAAGAAGAGTGGTGGCATTAAGAAACTAAAAAGAGCAGAGGCAGTACGTAAGAAAAGAGTTCCTAGGAAAAGTAGCAGAGCTGTCAGAAAAAGTAAAGGATATGCATAAATGGCTGAATACGCAAAGGAAAGCACCCAGTATATTACGTCTGATAGTGATGAGGATACACCGGAGGGGCTACTTCCAGATTCGTTAGGATTACTTGTACAGGAGTTGTATACAGAAGCGTCTTCTGATGGTGAGCGAACAAATAAGGAAGAGATATGGCAGTCAGCATGGCATGCTATGCGAGGGGAGTTCCCTGATGTAGTATCCAAGGCAGTAGAGATTGCAAAGGAACGTGGTATATATGTGAACCTTACGAAGCGTAAAGTTCATGAAGCACGAACCAAGTTGATGAGTTCTACGTTTCAGCAGGGTAAGATCCCATTTAAGATTACACCTTCACGTAGACCAAAGTTTATGTCACCTGATGTATTGAAGAGTGACTCACCTTATGATGAAGCAACTATCAGGGCAAAGAATTGTGAGTTAAAAATCAGGGACATATTTGACAATACAGGATACGAGGATGTTCTGTCTAAGGTTATTAATGAGCAGACACTGTATGGTACGGGAGTTACTAAGTCAATTGTACTGAAGAAGATTGACTTCCCATTATACCAGACAGCATACGCAGATCCTTTAATGGAGATGATTGAGGAGGCAGTGGAATCAGAAATGTATCCACATGTTGAATGGATCTCTGTTTGGGATATTTTCCCTTCCTCCGGCTCTACAGGGAAGACTGATTTAGACTGGGTAATTCAGAGGCGTTACATGTCTGCTCAGGAATTACGAACAATGGCTCAGGCATCTAATGGAAACTTAGATCCAGAACTAATTGAAAGGTGTATTGAGACAGGTGAAGGCCAGACAGTTTCAGATATAGGAGGTACTTCCCCAAAGAGATGGAGTACAAGTTACGATAAGAATAAGAATTTCTGTGTGCTGGAGTTGTGGCATAGGGGCTTAGGTAAGGAGGATCTTGAGCCGCATATGGAAATTACCGATAAGATGCTGGCTGATGGGCCGATCCATATGCCTGTTGTAATTACTGTACTTGGTTCCAAAGTATTAAGGGCTATTCCTAATCCATTTGACGGAAGGATACCATACGACTTTTGTTATTGGCAGGAGCAGGAAGATAGTATATGGGGTAGTGGTATATATGAGGCTATCCGTGACGATCAGTCTATGGTCAATTTTATATATGGAATGATCGTTGAAGGAAAGACAATGGCATCACAGCCAATGTTTGCTATAAATCCTAATGCTTTTGACAGTACACAGGATGACTTCTATGATATTTTTCCGGGTAAGATCTTCAGGATGAAGACTGGAGAAAGTGTGAATGATGCCTTTAGGCCGGTAATAGTTCCAGATGTAACAAGTGGACTTGTAGATTTACTTAGGATAGTAGAAAGGAATACAGATTTATCTTCAGGACAGACACCTATAGGCATGGGTACTGGAGCACAGTACCAGACTAAGACTGCTACGGGGATGCAGATCCTGAATGAGAACCAGAACAAGTTAACTACAGGTGTAGTAAGGTCGCTAAATAGTCTGGTTAACTCAAATGTGTCTGCTATATATCACTGGTTAATGGCAGATTCAGATGACATGTCCATTAAGGGAGACTTTCTCTGTCAGGCAAAAAGCTATGATACCTTCATGGCAAAGGAAGTTACGATACAGCAGATATTACAGTTAATACAAGTTGTTGGTCAGGTTCCTGAGATGAGGAACAGATTTAATTTTGAGAAGCTTGCCGTTCCATTGAAAGCAGGACTAGGATTAGAAATAGATGGACTAATAAAATCTGAGAATGAAGTTGCTGAGGATGCCCAACAGGAGAAGGCATCTACGATAGAACAGGTTAAGCAGCAAATGGAAATGGAAAATCAGAGTTATGAAGGTAAAGCACTTGTAGATGAGAAGAAAGCAGTAGCAGCCGATATAAGAAAAGGAATTATACAGGAAAGGTTGGCTAAAATAAAAGAAGGCGATTTGATGTTGTCTGAGAATCTGCCTGAATTGCTGCAACAAACATCCCTATTATTATTAGAGGAGATGCAACAACAGCAACAGGAAGCTCAACAACAACGACAGCAACAGCAACAACAACAGAATGTTCGAAACCAACAAGAAGAACAACCAGCACAAGGTGCTGGACAGGGAGAAGTTGGAGCACCTCCTAACACTGAGGGAAGACCCCAGATGGAACCAGCTTTCTAAATTTTTTGAGGACAGACTTAGACGGAAAGAGGATAGACTCATTGAGAAGCCCCTCTATGACGGAAAGGAAGTAGCCTCCTTTAACGTACTGATTGGTGAAATTAAAGAAATCAGGAATATACTTGACCTTGATAATTTTATCCGAAACGTACTAAACCATAATGAAGAGTGACCTATGCCGGATGAAGCACCTCCTGAGGGAGAAATGCTTGAGTCTCAAGCAGTTGACCAAGGGGCAAGAGAAGATGAGATTGCCGAATTACAAGATAAGTTAAATTCAGTAACAAAAAGTTATGAAGACCTAAGGCCACATGCAGATCGTGCCTTTAGTGCTCAAAAAGAAAAGGATACGGAAAATCAGGACTTGCGAGCTAGGCTTGCAGTTCTTGAACGTGAATCAGAAATTAGTTTACAAACTCAAAAACCTGATCCCTATTCTGACGAAAACTTTTTATCTGATGATGACCATAGAGTAATGGAAGATTTCCCTGAGGTTATGAAGACTTCAGAGAAGTTAGCAGAACGAATGGTAAAGCGGCAAATCAATCAGTTTAAAACACAACAATTAGATGATGTAGAAGACAGGATCAATAGGTATGTAGAGCATAAATACGAGGAACCGATAAGTTCATTGAATCAGAAGTATGATGCAATATCGCAACAATCGTATTTTGATGGCAAACTTGGGTTCGGAATATGGCCTGCAATTGAAGATGATAAAGCCTTTATAGAATGGGTGAATGAAGATTCAATGCGTAGGTTGGGTATGACTCAAGGTGATAATGAGGCAAAAGCACAAGTGATACAGTTATTCATAGGTGCACAGGGTGATCAGCCATATACTGGGAATGATCGACAAGATCAGAGAAGGCAGCAAGCCTCTCAGTTAATGGGGTCTTCACAACCTCAGGCCACAACTACAGATCCTACTCATGGACTTACAGGTGAAGCGTTGTATAACGCAATGCCTGAATGATAGTTCCATTCTTGCTCTACATTAACTAAATTTTTTAACAATATAATAGAGTAAGACTATGGCTACAACTTGGACGACAGGTGGGTCAAATGCTAACAGAGGTGCTACGGGTGTAAGTAGCATGGGCGGAACCATGAAATATGGTTCCCTCGATGAGACGGAAGCATTTAAGATCCAAAAAAAGTTCCTGTCAATAGCGAAAAGATCCATGATAATGGCTCGGTTCGCACAGAAAGAAACTAAGGCTCAGAAGGAGGGGTTGGAGGTTAGATGGAAGCGGTTTGAAAAATTCGCTTTACCTCTCGTTCCGTTGGCTGAAGGCGTTAAGCCCCCAGCCGATACGTTGCTCCAGACAATCATCAAGGTAAAATTGCACCAATATGGTTCATATGTTGCCACAAGTGATGTTCTGGTTGCAGCAGCGACTGATCCTATTATTCAACAAGTCACAGAACGGCAATCAATTCAGGCTGCCGAGCTGATGGACTTTATTACATTTCTACATGCTCGGTCAGGTACTCAGGCAGCATATGCCGGTGGTACTTCACGTGCAACAGTAGATGCAGAGATTGGTGGAACTGTTGGCGATGCAGCCTCAGGACAATCAACCAGTCTTCTTGATACGGCAGTCCGCACACTGGAGTATAATGAAGCTCGCAAGATTGCGAAGCAGATGACTCCATCTCCCAAATATAATACTGAACCAGTACCTGAAGCATATGTTGCTGTAGGTCATACTGATTTACGTAAGGATATTGAGAAGCTTCCGGGCTTCATTCCTTATGTGAAGTACAGTAATAATGGTCAGCAAATGTTACCGGGAGAACTCGGAAGTGTTGGTGTGGTTAGATTCATACTTACAACTCAAGCAGCTCCATTTGGTAAGCTTCCAGATGGAACAGCCATAGTATCAACTGATATTACTGCGACACAGGGTGCTAGTTATTCACCCGGTCATACTGGTCAGTCATTTGGTACTACAACTACTACTGGAGTTGCGGATTCAAGCAACTATGGTAAGGCTGGTGCAGGTGATGCTGATGAGTATGGTGCGGTACATGGTAGTGCTACTACTTTGAAATATGAACCATCAGGTACTAATTTTGAAGTATATCCTGTTGTTATTTTCTCAGCAGAATGCATAGGGTGTGTATCACTCTCTGGTTATGATGCTGTGATTCCTAAGGTCGTAATGCCACAACCGGCAGTTACTGATCCTTTGGGACAATCGGGTTCAGTTGGATGGAAGAGCTGGTATGCTTGCCAGATCCTCAATGAAGACTGGCTCTATCGTATCGAGTGTGGAGCATCTACTATTAGTTAATAGAGGTGAATGACACAACGATTTCAGGGGTGGGTTCCGCCTGCCCCTGTCTCAGAAGCGATAAGGGAAACGAGTATAATTGAAATTAACCATCAGAGTTTTGATGGTGGCAATAATACTCTTATTACCAATGCTTACTTTGATCACTATCTTTATCCAGAAACTTTGCCGGAAAGGATATCAGTTATATTAACTGAACCATTCTTGGGTGTAGCGGCAGATATATGTATAGGAAGGGTGAGCAGAGTAAAGGAAGAAAAGGAGTTATATTTAAAATGGGTTGGGTTGCCGCAGAAACCACATTCGTTCCAGCAGCGGCCAGAGTCCATATTTCTTCCACCGGACGGATCTAATAAAACGATTCGATTAACAGTCAGGGTAAGGGGAGATAATCCTCCTTCTTCTGGTAGAATTTTATTTTTCATTAAAACGAGAGCAATAATATGAGTGGTGAATTAGCAGGAGGATTACTTCCAGTAGGGGAATATGGACATGATCTTAATAATCCAATGTATGATTCAGGACGCAGAAAAACTGTGTCTGTGCATAGTACTTTCCAGAAGGATATGGCTCTGGAAGTTGGCAAGGATTTAAAAACACCTGAAGGTTGGGGTGTTGTAGTAATTGGGTATGGTGATGATCCATCTCAGATGGGGCCAGTTACTGTTACATGGAATGACTGGGTACTAAGGTTTCCTAGAAATTCTCGCAGGGCTATACCTCCGGGTCATTTTAGTGTGCTTATGGATGCAGTTGAGAGGAAGTATCATCAGGCACAGGAAGGTGCACCATTGATTGGCTATGATGTATGCAGATATAATGTACAGGTATTAAAAACTCCTGATTCATCTAATGTTGATAAGGATAAGGTTAATGCACAGTTAGAAAGAGTTGAAGTTGCATGATTGAGTTGGTTGATATCAGGTCACGGGTAACGACTGTTCTTCAGGATTTAGAATATGTTCGTTGGACAAAGACTGAATTAAATAATTATATTCATGATGCAGTCTTGGATCTTGTGAGGACTATCAGGTTGCCTGTGGAAGACAGGAGTATAGTTATTAGTTCCACAAATTATCAAGTGGCACTTCCTTCTACACTTATGGATATAAGTGGAGGGTCAATTAGTGGTAGGGAATTACCAGTTGTTACAACCTCTGAGATGAAGAAGCTTTCTTCAGAGGGAAGGCTTCCAGCTACCACAAAGGAGGGTGAATATTCTGTAACCCAGATATTTGGTAATCCATTATGGAATTATATAGAAGACTGGACAACTGTTACAGGTGTTCCACAGGCACTTGTAATTGACCAGAAGTCTTCAGGTATTATAACTGTGTGGCCTATACCTACTGAAGAAGCAACATTAAAATTAACAGGAACATCTCGTCCACCCAGAATGAGTGATGAGGTTCCATACAAGTATACAGATACTACAAGTGCAGACAATCCTGTAGTAAGGATAATAGTCACAACTCTACAGGGTTGGATTGTTGGAACATCAACAGCATTGGTTGATGATGCAGGTATTTCATTGACTTTTGATTCCGATGGAGAAACTATTGGTAATTATACAGATACATTTGCTATTGCATCAACTGATTATCAAACTACATGTGATATAGATCCAGTATGGGTTGATGCACTTACGTATGGAACATTGGAAAGAGCATATTTAAAGGAGCATGACTTAAGGAATGTTGAGAAGAGTGGATATTTTATGAATAAGAAAATGCAACTTATAGCAGATGCTCATCGTGTTGAACCATTAAACCCTGCTTCTATAACTGGTGGGATAAACTTAAATAGAATGGTAGTGAGGAGATAATGGGAGTAAGTATAAAATTTAGGAGAGGAGATGCTGCTGAACATACTACGTTCACTGGTTCAGAAGGAGAGATTACTGTCCTGAAATCAGATGATAGTGGAGATCCTTGGAGATTAAAGGTTCATGATGGTACAGTAAGCTACACAATTCCAACAATAGATAGTGTAGATTCTTTTACTAATAAAACCATGACCAATCAAAAATGGTCTGGAACAATTAGTGATGCATCAAGTAATTTATTAGCTTCAGTTGGAACAGCTAAAGTGACTTATGCTTCTGGTTCAGTGGTATTGGATAATGCATATGCTATTGATCAGGGTACAGAGAAAACATTAGAGGCAATGATGGAAAGAGTTGCTAGGAAAAATCAAATGATACTAGGAGATTAATATGGCAGAAAGGTATATGAGGTATGCAGTCAATGTCCCGGCTACTACCGAAACAACTATATTCACAGCCCCAGAAAGTGATGATGCTACTCCTGCAGCAGCAGATTCAGTTATAATTGGATTTTTTGTGGCATCAACCGCATCGGCTGCAGGCACATTAACAGTTACTTTAACTGCCTTTTATGATCAAGCGGTTATTAAATTGGTAGATACAATACCATTACCGGCAGATACTTCGATAGATATTATGCCCGGTAAGATGGTTTTGCAGCATGGGTTAAATAATGCAGGTACTCCTGTATTGGTAGGTGATGTTATAAAAGTAACTTCAACACAAACATGTTCTGTAGTTTTGTCAACAGTTGAAAGAATTTAAGAGGTTATATGAGTAAATCTCCAGTATATATTGGTGCAGGTAGTAGTGAGTTAGCAGTTTTATCTGCATTAAATATTATTGATAATGCAAATGATATATCACTTCAGCTTCAGACAGTTGTAGAGTGGGTTTCATTAACAGATGGAACAACTGTTTTTGATTTTGTAGGTAATGCTCAAACAACTGAGTATTCCGCAAAGGAGTATGCACAGGGTACTGCTGCTACAGGTGGTACTGCAAAGCAATGGGCTTTGGGTGGAGGTTCCCATGTAGAAGCTACAGAAGTTATTACAGGGGAATATTCTGCAAAGAAATATGCAAGTAATGCTGCTGCTTCAGCAGCTACTACTGCTGGTTATGTAGATGCATTTGATGATAAATATTTAGGTTCACATACTACTGCGTCCAGAGAGGTAGGGGCAAATGTAGGAAAAGATAATGATGGTGATGCCTTAGATGACGGGGCATTATATTATGATACCACATTAGAAGTAATGAAAGTGTGGGATGATACTGGTTCTGCATGGAAACAACTTACCCCTACCACTGCAAATCAGACTCAGATTAATACATTAACTACTGGATATGATGGTACGACAACTACAAGTGGTACTAATCTTAATATTGTTCAGGTAGATAAAGTTGCAGATAATATTGCCAATGTTAATAAAGTTGGGGTAATAGATTCAGATGTAACTAAGGTAGCAGCTATTGGTACTAATGGAGCTGATGTTACTATAGTAGCAGGTATAGGTACTAATGGTGCTGATGTTACCACTGTTTCTAATATTGGGACTGATGGTGCAGATATTACTACAGTATCAAATATAGGTACTAATGGTGCTGATGTGTCAACTGTTGCTGGCATAACAGCAGGAGATGTATCTAAGGTAGCTGCTATTGCGACTGGAGATGTAACTAAAGTAGCTGCAATAACTACTGGTGATGTGACTAAGGTTGCTAGTATTACAACTGGAGATGTAACTAAAGTAGCAACAGTAGATGGGGAAGTAGTCCTTGTAGCAGCAGTAGATGGTGAGATTGTATTGCTTGGTACAGCTAATATGACACATCCAAGTACAGGCCACTTGGCATATCTGGGTACTGCGGCTATGGCTAATACTACAGATGGTTATTTGAAGGTACTTGGTAATGCTACAGTAACAGCAGATCTGGCTATATTAGGCAGTACAACTGTTACTGACGATATGGCTTTATTAGCTATTTCAGATGTTATTGATGATATGGAAACATGTTCAAATAATATTGCAGAGATAAATAGTTTTGCAGATCTATATCAAATTGATGATTTTAGTCCTTCCGCACCAACACTTGATGGTGGTGGTAATGCTGTAGCAGAGGGTGACTTGGCATATGATTCTACTGCTAATAGATTAAAGTTTTATGATGGATCTGCATTTGTAGCTATGAGTTCTACAACAGAGACTACAACAGCAGCCGACAATTCAGCCGTGGCTATGTCAATTGCTCTCGGCTAGAACTAATTGAAATTAAAGGATAATTATGGCAAATACGTTTAAGAATGAACAGGTTCAGAACGTCACAAATTCTGGATGGTCAAGTGTAGGTACTGAACTTAACAATACGACACAACGGACTATTATAGGAATGACCATAGCAAACACAACAAGTGCAGTTATTGCTGTAGATGTTTCCATTTATAATAATAGTACTACGAGAACGTACCTTGTTAAGGCAGCCCCGATTCCTACGGGTGGTTCGTTAATTGTTGTCGGTGGAGATCAGAAGGTGGTTCTTGATTATCAGGATCTTGTACAAGTAAAGAGCAATACGGCTACGAGTGCAGATGTAGTCATGTCGATGCTAGATATAACATAGGAGATAAATGGCTTACTTAGGAAGGCAGGGTGTAACAGCCCCGTTAACAAGTGCAGACATACCGGACAATAGCATAACTGCGGCAAAGATTGTTGAAGGGACTATAACAGTTGGTGACATCGGAACTGATGCAGTTGGAGCAGATGAATTAGCAAATGATGCAGTTGATACAAGTGCTATTGCAAATGATGCTGTAACATATGTAAAACTGCAAAATCTTGGAACTGGGAATAGGGTTCTAGGTGCAACAGGAGCTGGTGTAATTGGTGAAGTACAAATTGCAACTGATATGGTTGCAGATGATGCAGTTGATGGAACAAAAATAGCAGCAAGTGTCATTGGAGTAAAGCCACACATAATCCCAGATGTGCTGTATCCTGCTGTTGCTAATATAATGGTAGATGGTTCTACTGCATTATCTGCTGTTACAACTGGCCCAAATAGTTCAACTGTTGCATCTAGTAAATATGGAACAGTACAGTCTGACGGAAGGATGTACTACTACACAGACATCAAAGGAAGCAAGCCAATCAAAGACCCTAGAAT